CGCCAGCATTTCTTACAGCGTCTGCAGTGAATACAAATTCGTTTTTAGATAATCTTGCAGGTACATCATCAGCTCTTTCTTCGCCGCCCATTGCTACAAAACCACCTTCATCTCTGTAATCTTTTTCATTGCCACCCATGTCAATCATCTCTGATGCTTCTTCAGTATCCATGATTCCACCTTCAGCGGCATTAACTCTTGTGCCACCACTAGGATAACCAAATTGATTAGTTCCTGCCGGTGTTCCGTATCCTGGTACACTTGTTAGTCCACCGTCAGCTTGTTGTGTTAATGAATTTATAATGTTTGTAATAGTTTCAACAGGTTGTCCAGTAATTTGTATCATAGTATCCATGTCCATTCCTTTACTATTCATATCGATAATCATATTAATTGTTTCTTGATCTATAACAGGACCGGCTTCGTTGTAACCCATTCTACCACCGTCAGCTGCCATCATAGTAGGTTGTTCCATACCTTGAGATTGTTCTTGTTGTTGCATTACTGCTTTTACAAATTGTTCAAAAGATAAATCCCCACCTTTATTTTTATATTTTACAAATTCTGCCATAAGCATTTGTTCTGCTTGTGCATTACCAGCGTCACCACCCATGTTTAAAAATGTTTGTGCTGGTCTGTATCTTTGACCTGCGCCTGATCTTGCAAAAGCTATTTCATCATCTTCATCATCTGTGTCACCACCCATTGCAAAGTTTGCTCGGCCACCATCAGCTGCATAAAAATTTTGATCAACATATTTTTTCTTAGGCATAAAATTTAAACCTACACCCTTGTCACCCATTCCTGAGTAAAAATTCTGTGCTCTGTTTCTAACGTTTGCAACGTCCATAACTTCTCCAACTTCTTCTGGCTCGTCATCTTTACCCCCTAAAAAAGGCATTGCTAAAGCTGTAGCACCTAAGCCACCAGCTAACATTCTACCTACACTAAAATCTGCACCAGACTCACCGCCTTTTCTAAACATATCTCCGACACCACCTAAAAAACCTTTACTACTTTTTAATTTACCAAGTGTGCTGCCACCAAAACCTTTTAAACCCGCACCTAAAGCTCTGAAGTTAGACATACCACCTGTGAGACCACCACCGCCAGCCATCATACCGCCAGTTAAATAAGCACCACCTGCTAATAGAGCAGCTTTACCTAATGGACTTTTAGCAATTTTCTTAACACCACGAACAGCTTTCTTTACAAAGCTACCTAAGCCATAGTTTTGTCTAGGAGCCATAAGCCCCATATCAGCATAACCGCCTTGGTTGTACATTTGTCTAGCCTGTTGTGAGTTTGTAATTGCCATATTTTAATCCTAGTTTATTCGTTTTACTTTGTTTCTGCGAACAAATCAAGTGTTGGCATGATCACTTTTACGTCCTGTGCCATGTCCTCGTTCTTAAAACCTTTGGCTTCCCAGTCTTTTCTTTCCTTAAAGACCTCGCCTGTTTGCTTGTGTCTATATGTTGTAATTACTTCTTGTGCTTGTATTACCGGTATAGTTTTATCCATTAGTCTATTTTCTCCTTTTTAATGTTTAGATAACTTATAGCTACGTCAAATGAATCTGTCGTGCTAGATTGTACTGTAAAAGGTGTGCCACCTTCTACTATTAATGGTTGGGTTAATAGTTCTGTTGTAACATTAGCTGTAAGTGCCGCTGATTTTATAGCTGTAATACTGTTGTTAGTAACAGTAACAACTGGTGTACCTGCTGATGTAACAAGTAATGATTTAATAACTACAGTTTCATTGATTAAAGGATTACCTGTTCCTAAAGGTGTAAGTGCACTACCTGTTGTGCTATTATCTATACCTTTAAATTTGTATTGGTTTACTACTGCCATTATTCTAAAAAGAAAGCTCTCGCTTCTATCTCTTGTTTAAGTTCTTCTTGAAAAGAAGTATTTAATTTATTAATAACACCATCAAGATCTCTTACTAACGATTGGAAAGTTCTTTCCTCGTATTCTTTACTTGCTCTAGTTAATGATTGTACAATTTTAGCCATTATAAAATACTTGCTAAGCCTCCGTTTTTAAAATTTACTTTACCACCAAAGAAGTACCCGACTCTACCACCAGTTGCCATTTTATCATCTTCATCTCTTCCTTTGCCTTTACTAGTAGATCCACTGCTTTTACTTGAACCACTCCAACCTGTTTGTGTGTGAGGATTATGAGTTCCACCACTATATCCTTCTTTTTTACCATATTCAGAATTAGGATTAACAGAACCTATTCCTTCATTTGGATCAACAGACCTTCCATCTTCTGTAGCTTTATTAATTTCATTTTCTCTTTCATTAACCCTACCTTGAATTTGTCCAACTTGGTCTTTAGTTCCACCTGGTTTTTCAAATTCTTTTTGTCTGTGTCTTAATACTTTAAGTGCTTCTATTTTTTGTTTATATTCAAATTGTTTTTTTTTGTTTTTACTAGCTGCTTCTAGATCATCCTCTATTTCTTGGTCAGTCATAGTATCAAAACCAAAACCATAAGCATTTTCTATTTGTCCTTCTATGTAACCTTTACCTGTAAAGTTTTTACCTGTTAAAGTTTTTAAACCACCGGGTCCTTCAAACAACATATTAGAAGCTGCTAACTGATCATAAACACCTTTTTGTTCATTACTTAATCCTGCTACTCCATAAGTTCCCCCATACGGATTATCATCTTTTGTAAAAGGTCCTTGTGGATTCATTTTATTTTCTATTTTATTAAGTGCAAAATTTCCAAAAGGTACAAAAGGAGCAGCGGCTCTAAAAACTCCTGGAACTTCTTTTCTAGGTGTTAATGAATAATCTTTATAAAATGCTCCTGTGTTGTCATATTCAAAATGTCGTCCTGGTCCTTTTTGAGAAATATTTCCTGGTAAACCACCACTATAATTTAAAGAATCATAATATCCAGATTGTCCCTGGTAAGGACCTGATGTTAAGACACTAGGGTCTCCAGGTTTAATAGCTGTACCATATCCAAAAGCATTACCTCCACTACCACCACCACCACCACTATTTGTAAAAGCATTAGTTGCCGGTATACCAAATGTTTGTTCAATTTTTTGTTCTTCTACAGTCGGTGCCGTGTAACCTAATCTATATTTTTCTTGAGGTACAAAACTCATACCTGAGTTATAGATAGCTTGATCGCCTTTATTATAAAAAGTTGGTGCAGCCATTATCCTCTCCTTCCATCAGGCATTATATCTAATCTAAATGTCCCTAGCTTCCAATTTTGTGCGGCAGCTATGTTAGAAATTTGTAAAGCAATTGCTCTAGCTCTTATTCTAACGTCTTGTTTTGTTTGAGTTGTTTTTATATCAAAAGGTCTAACTACTGGAGTGTTAATTGGGTAATCTGTAGTAACTAGTGACACTCTTGTATCTCCTACTTGTTCTAAAAAATCTGGTATAATTCTACTAATTTTTGCAATGTATTCACCATCACCTCTGATGTCTGGCATACCAATTGATTGACCTGTTGAAGATCTTTTTTGTGTAATATCAAATTCACCAGAAGTAATTGTTCCTTTTAACGGAGTAACCACACCTCCAGCATCGATTTGATCTGTACCTGTTTCATGCTCATAATAAATTGTACAACCATCAGTGTTACCAACTACATCATAAGAAACATTGCTATCAGGATCATAATAATTTGCATGAGGTTTATTAAATACAGCTGAGTCTACCCAAGATGCTCTAGGTAAACCTATTTTTACATTTGCACCTGATGAATTAGTTTCTGTTGTTATTGAATTTACAGTCCATACAGGTCTTTTATTACTTGATTCTAAATAATTAAATGTAACTGCACGGTCTATTTGATTAGACCCATTACTGCAATAGAACCAATTAACTTCTGTAAACAAATTATTTAAACCACAATTAATTAAATCTCTAGCTGTGCTATTTAAATTATCATAAACGTGATCTTCAACAAGACACGGCATAGATTTTAATTGACCATCGTAAGTAAAAAAACCATTTTCTGACATCCAATAAGCAACACCATCAACTTCAACACATGCATTTTTACCAATCAATCCGCAGTTAGTTCCAGCTTGTTCAAAAGAGAAAGTAAAAGGTGCACCTACAAATCTCATTAAAAATAATGAAGTGTCGCTCCAAACGTAGATTGCATCCCTACCTTTAATAGCTCCCATAATTTTAGAACCTGCAGCAAGTCTTTGTGTACCTGCTGTGTTTTCTGCGGTAACCGTATAAGCCGTAGATCCGTCAATGTTTTCTTGGTCTGAAAATCTAATAAACATATCGTCTTGTGTTGTTTTATCTCCGACTGTTGTTTCTGTTCCAAAAAATACTAAGTGTCTATCTGGTGTAGATACTAATACATGTCTAGATGCAGTAGGAGCATTTGCAATAAGTGTTGCTCTAATTGAAGTAGCATTTGTTGGTTGTGCGTCCCACTCAAAACATTCACCATTATAAATAAGTGCAATTAATTTTGTACCAAAATTATCTAATACCCATAAGCCAGGGTTAAGTGTTACATCATCTGTAGAAGACTCACCCCATGCAACGAAAGCTGAAATATTACTTACAGTTACTCCTGCACTATGTGTAGCTTTTGTAGTACCATTAACACCTCGAGCTCCTCCACTTAAAGTCCCTGTTGCCTGATCATTGTTTGTATAACTAATATCTTCTGTACCAATTCTAATTTCTCCAGCATCTGGAAACGCTGTTGAGTTTGCAAGAACAATAC